CGGTGAGTTGTTCTCGCTGTGGGTCGCGCGTGTCGGCGACATGGGTTTCCCGGCGTATGGCAAGACTCCTCTCATCGCCGCCATGCGAGCCTTCGTCAAGAGCAAACTGGGCGAGGAAGTGGAGCTGTGATGAAGGTACGAAAGATTCGACGGCAGCTGCCCCCCGGCGCGTGAGGCGCAATTGGTCTGCTACGAGGCCTATCAGGTAGTGGGCTCCCTGCTTTTGGATCTGGGTATCTTTGATGAGCCGTTCGCGCAAAAGGTGCTGGACAACTTGAGTGCTGCGCGGCGCGTTCACCACGCCGTTCTCCCGTGGCCATCGATCAAGCGGCACCCGCTGGATATCTGGCGTGTACCGGCCGAAAACGGGCCGGAAGAATAGCCAGTTGCAAAGTTTGAAACAGTCCATAGAATAGGACCGTGATCGTATAGCGGACGGGAAGAGACCGGACGCAAAAAGAGTAGTCGATCCCGCCCATCGCGGGCGGAGCTTTTCCCCCAAGACAGCAAACGCAAGGGGTTGGGCGGGCACCGAGGAAACGTAGGGCATTCCCATTCAGCTGGTGAAGCGATGTTAGCTAGCCCCCTTGCTTTTGCTCTGTTCTGCGGCGTGGAAAGCAGACACGCCTGCGCAAACGCCGACCGCCGAGGACGATTTAGTCACGTTACAGCGCGAGTGGTCTCTACCGGGCTGACCCCCGGCAAGCCTAGACAGTCGGACGCCCTAGTAGCGCGGGGCCAGACAGAGCAAAACTAACAACACCCGCCACGCCTCTCAACGATGCGCACCCCGGCGGGTTACTGAATTCGGTGAATGCGCAGGCTGATGCGCGAGATTCAGGTGGCGTGGTGTGACCGCTCTTGCTGGTGGCGCAAGCCGAGTGAGTGCCTCAAGCCCCTGTTGAAACCGGCAAGCCGGAGATCAGCACCGGCCACCGAACCCACAGTTGTCTCCGCTCCTGAGTCCGCAAGGGACTCATTGCAAGCCCGCCGCGTGCGGGCCTTTTTATTGCCACCCCGAAAGCCACGCCTAGAACGGGGATAGGTTCCGGTCAGGGGCAAATGGCCGGAGATGCTTCACGCGAATGCGATACCGCGAAACCCCGGGCATCGCGAAGGGCAGCGTCCCAGCGGCGAGGCTCACAAGCCGTTGACACCGTAAGCCCTCATGGGGCGCACCCATCCGAAAAGGAAACACCATGGCCACGAATCCCGCACAAGCCCCCGCTGATCCCGAAGACCTCCAAGACGGCGGCGCCGACGAAGCCAGCGAGGACCAGGGCCAAGACGCGGGCTACGAGGTCGTCATCTGCGTCAAGCCCGATGGCTCGTTCCGTGTGGGCGTGGAGCCAGCATCCGAAGAGTCCGGCGAGTACGAGGACGAATCCAAGTACAAGCCCGCTTCCAACGTGAAAGAGGCCCTGACCATCGCCCTCGAAGCGATCAAGGCTGACGGTCAGATGCCTGACGACGGCAGCGCCGACGCCGACCTGGACGCTGGTTTCAAGTCCCGCGGCGGGTACTGAGATCATGAAGACGCTGACGATTGGCGGCTTGGCTCGCATGGAACGTGGGCTGTGAGTCTGACCCCGAAACAAGAGCGCTTCGTTCAGGAATACCTGATCGACCTGAACGCGACTGCCGCCTACAAGCGGGCAGGGTACGAAGCGAAGGGGCACGCCGCCGAAGCGAATGCTGCGCGCCTGCTGAGGAATGCTGAGGTTGCCGCCGAAATTGCGCGCCGCAGCAAGAAGACGGCGCAGAAGTACGAGCTCACGAAAGAGCTGGTGATCCGCAGCATCGTGCAGGAACTCACGTTCGACCCGGCAAACCTGTACGACGCGGACGGCAACCTGCGCAAGATCACCGAGCTCCCGGAGGACGTGCGCATGGCGCTGACCTCGGTGGAGTTCGAACAGCACGGCTCGCCGGAAGCGCCCGTGTTCGTTCGCAAGGTGAAGTGGGCGCAGCGGCAAGGCGCCCGTGAGCAGGCCATGAAGCACCTGGGCCTGTTCCTGGAAGACAACAAGCAAAAGCACGCCGTCGAAGAGCTCCCTGACGACGTGCTGGACCGACTGATCGCAGCCAAGGCCAAGGAGCTCGGCGTCCGGCTGCACTGATGCAGGATCTCGAGGAACTGCCGGCCAAGACCGTGCTGGCGATGGCGCTGCAAGAAAAGGCGCGGCGAGCCAGTGGCCGCAGGCTGATGGCGTACAAGCCGTACCCCAAGCAGGAGTCTTTCCACATCCACGGCGCTGACCTCGCGATCCGCGAGCGGCTGCTGATGGCGGGAAACCAGCTTGGCAAGACCTGGTGCGCGGCGTTCGAGACGGCGATGCACCTGACCGGCCAGTACCCCAAAGGCTGGAAGGGCGCGGTATTCGATCATCCGACGGCAGGCTGGGCCGCATCGCTTACCAGCCAAGGCACGCGAGACACGGTGCAGCGACTGCTGCTGGGAAAGCCTGGCGAGTGGGGCACCGGAGCCATCCCGCGCGAGGCGATCCTCGAGATCAAGCGGGCCAGCCATGGTGTGGCCGATGCGGTCGAATCCATCACAGTGCGGCATATCTCCGGTGGGACGAGTCGCCTGACCCTCAAGACGTACGACCAGGGCCGCGAGCGCTGGCAGGGTGAAACACTGGACTTCGTGTGGTTCGACGAGGAGCCGTCGGCGGACATCTACTTCGAGGGCCTGACGCGCACGAACGCCACAGCGGGCATCGTGTACATGACGTTCACGCCCTTGCTTGGGATGTCGACGGTAGTCAAGCGCTTCCTGATAGACAAAACGCCGGGAACGCATGTGACGACCATGACGATTGAAGACGCGCTGCACTACACGCCCGAGCAGCGCGCCGCGATCATCGCCAGTTACCCGGCGCACGAGCGCGAAGCCCGCGCCAAGGGCATCCCGACGTTGGGCTCTGGCCGCATTTTCACGGTCGCCGAGGAAGTGATCCGCGAGATGCCAGTGAGCATCCCGAACCACTGGCCGCGCATCGTGGGCATCGATTTCGGCTGGGATCACCCCACAGCCGCCGCGTGGCTGGCGTGGGACCGCGACACGGACACGGTGCATGTGTACGACGCCTATCGAGTGCGTGAGGCAACGCCGTTGATCCACGCGGCAGCGATCAAGGCCAAAGGGCCGTGGATTCCGGTGGCTTGGCCGCACGACGGCTTGCAGCACGACAAAGGCTCTGGCGAGCAGCTGGCAAACCAGTACCGCGGCCACGGACTGAACATGCTCAAGGAGCGTGCGACCTTCGAGGACGGCACGAACGGCGTGGAAGCCGGCCTCATGGACATGCTGGACCGGATGCAAACCGGACGGCTGAAAGTGGCCAAGCACCTGCACGACTGGTGGGAAGAGTTCCGCCTTTATCACCGCAAGGACGGAAAGATCGTCAAGGAGAACGACGACCTGATGTCGGCCACGCGATACGGGCTGATGTCGTTGCGGCACGCAAAGGTGAACGTTGTGAAGCAGCTTCCCAAAGTACCCGCCTACCGCAGCTCAGTCCCCGGCATGGGGCCGCTGGGCTGATCCAACCCAACACCACGACAGGCCGCCATCGCGCGGCCTTTGTCATTTCAGGAGCCAAGCATGGCGCAAAGAGTCTTTGAAGTCGGCGACAAGAAGAACATCACGGCGACGAACGCCGAGCTGTTCGATGTGGATCTCATGGGCATCTTCGTGTCGCAGGCCACGAGCACGCCCACGATCAAGGTGGCCGACGGCAAGGGCACGATCGCCAACACGTTCACGCCCATCCCCGGCACGTACTACCCGCTGCCGTGCAGGACGGTGGGCGCGCTGACCGTGACCATCAGCGGCACGGTCGACTGCACGATCTTCTACGCGCAGTAAATGCTTCTGACCTGGGCTTCCAGCCGCGGCTTGCCGACGCTGTACCTGGACTTTCTGTCCAGCGAAAGCGCCGACTCCCGCCTGACGATCTCAGGAGGGGCGGGAGGAACGCGTGTCAATTCGAGCGGAAACATTGTTTCTGCCTCTGCTCCGAGGTTCGATTACGACCCGGTATCACTTGCAGCTAGAGGGCTGCTGGTGGAAGAGCAGAGAACGAATCTGCTGCTTCAATCGGCAGGCTTCAGCTCTGCGCCGTGGGCAGCCAGCGCATCCACGCTCACGGCAAACGCAGCGGGCTCGCCGAATGGTGCAAGCAACGCTACCAAGCTGGTTGCCGACGCGACATCCACGAACGGGCATCAAGTCCTCCAAGCTGTCAGCGTCACCAGCGGCACGACCTACACGCTGACCGCCTACATGAAGCAGGGCGAGTACGGGTATGGAAACTTGCTGCTGGATGCAGCAGCCTTCGGAGGCACGAACCAGATCGGCAATTTCGATCTGGTCAACGGAGCGGCTTCCGTTGGGCTGGGGACGCCGACCGTTTCCATCACGAACGTTGGCGGCGGCTGGTACCGCTGCACGATCACTGCGACGGCGAGCGCAACGGTCTCCGCAAACGTTGCGCTGCGTGTCAATTCGACATACAGCAACGCCGCATTCACGGGCACAGGAACGTCCGGCATCTATGCGTGGGGAGCCCAGCTCGAAGCAGGCTCCTTTGCCACCAGCTACATCCCCACCACTACCGCTCAAGTCACCCGCACAGCAGACAGCGAAGCTATGACGGCAGTCTCATCGTGGTTCAACGCGACTGCTGGCACGTTCTATGTGGAGGGCGATTCGCTCGTCAACGTCGCGAGTGGCGTGCCGCTGTTGTCCATTGACGACGGGACGACGGGCGTTAACTCGCTGGACATTCGCTGGAGACCGAGCGCAACAGGTGCCGTTATTTCGAGTGGGTCGGCCACGCAAGCGGACCTCTCCATCCCCGGCCTCACTGTTGGAAGCGTCTACAAGTTGTGGCTCGCCTACGCGGCCAACGACTTCGCCTTCATCGCAAACGGCGGCGCACCTGTCACCGATTCGGCTGGCGCGGTCCCCGTGAGCCCGACGACGCTTCGCATTGGCAGGGCGAGCAGCGGCAACCCGATGAACGGGCACATCCGCAAGCTTCTGTTCTTCCCCGTTCGCCAGCCCAACGCCACCGGACAAGTGCTGACGCAATGAGCACAACCCTCTACCTTCGCTTCCCCGACGAAGCCACCTTCCGCGCGAGCCTTCCTGCTGATTTCATCCAGTACGGCGAAACCGGCTCACCCTTGCCTGATGGTGTTCAAGCCATCCGCATCATCGGCCCGATGTACTCGGGCGGCACCTACGACGGGCAGGGCAACGTCATCACCGCGCCGACTCTCGTTGCAGGCTGGCATGTGAACGTGCTCGGGACTTTGCCCGATGCGTGGAAGGCTTACGAGATCCATCCGGTAACGCCTTCGGGCGTGTTCGGAACCAAGTAGACAAACGATGATCGACGAATCCCTCCTGCCCGACGAACTGCAATCGGGCGGGGGAGAGCTCGCCCGTCCCAAGCGTGTTTTCTCCGATGAGGAGCGCGCTGACCGGCTTGCTGCTCTCAGCCAGGTCGTTGTCTCCAAGCGCGACGAAGCCGTCAAGGCCCGCAAAGATTCCGGCATCGAGGACAAGTGGCTCGAATGCGAGGAAGCCTATCTCGGCATCGACGACGCCAACCGTGGCGAGTTTGCCAAGGCGCGCTGGGCCAAACCCACCAGCATGCAGGGGCCGCTGACGACCAGCGACAGCCAGCAAAGCGCGAACAAGTCCACCGCCTTCGTGCGGCTGACGTCGCGCTATGTGGACATGGGCGCGGCCAAGCTGTCGGAAATCGTCCTGCCCATTGACGACAAGGCGTTCGCCTTTGGACCGTCTCCGGTGGCCGATCCGGTGGTAACGGTTACCACTGCCGGCCAGCAATCGGCACCTAATCCGGCGACTGCGCAGCCCGCGCAACCCACGGCTGTTGCACAGGCGGCGGCCATGGCTGGTGGCGCGCCCAGTCCAACGGCGCCGACAGCGCAAGCGGCTCCCGTCCCGCAGGTGGACCCGGCCGAGCAGCAACAGGAAGAAGCGACCCAGAAGGCGAAAAAAGCCGAGAAGCGCGTGTACGACTGGATGGTGGAAAGCCGCTATCCGCTGCAGATGCGCAAGGTGATCCACGACTCCGCGCGCATCGGCGTGGGCGTGCTGAAGGCGCCGTTCCCCGATCAGCGCACGCGCAAGGCGTTCTCCGTCAAGGGCGACAAGGGCGTGCTGGAGATCGTCACCAAGGTCAGCCCGGCGATGAAGTGGGTCGACCCGTGGAACCTGTTCCCGGCGCCCGGCTGTGGCGAAGACATCCACTCGGGCGACTACATCTTTGAGCGTGACTTCCTGTCCCCCGCGAGCCTAGACAAGCTCAAGAACCTGCGCACGGCGCCGGTTGGCGACCAGCCCGGGAAGCCGATCTACATCCCTTCGGCCATCGACAAAGTGCTGCAGGAGGGCCCGAACAAGTGCAAGGTCGAAGGGAACAACCCGAGCGACAAGGCCGACAACTCGCGCTTCACGATCTGGCACATGACCGGGACGCTGAACCGCGACGACATGGAAGCGCTCGGCGCGCCGGGCATCGAGGATCTTCCGGAGGAGCTCGCGCAGGTCTTTGCCATCGTCACGCTGGCCAACGACACGGTGATCCGTGTGGCCTTCAACCCGCTGGAGAAGACGGGCAACTTCCCGTACCGCACCTTCCCTTGGAGCCGCCGGGCCGGTCACTGGGCTGGCGTGGGCGTGGCCGAGCAAGTGTCCATGCCGCAGCGCATGGCCAATGCGGGCTTGCGCGCGTGGATGAACAACGCCGGCAAGGCGGCCGGCAGCCAGATCATCCTTGACCAGCGCGCCGTGGCGCCCGCCGACGGCAACCCGGAGATCACGCCAGACAAGCTCTGGTACTACCTCGGCGACGGCATGAGCGATGACGTGCGCAAGGTCTTCGCCCTGTTCACGATTCCCGACCTCGGCGCGAGCCTGCTGCGCATCCTGCAGGAGGCGTTCCAGCTGGCGGAGCAGCAAAGCAACATCCCGCTCATCGCCCAAGGGCAGACGGGCGCGAATGACCCGGAAACGTTCGGGCAATCCGAGCTGCTGAACGACAACGGCAAGACGCTGCTGCGCGACAAGGCGTACACGCTGGACGACTGCATCACTGAGCCCGTCGTGCAGGACTTGTACGAATGGCTCCTGCTGGATGACACCGTGCCGGACGACGAGAAGGGCGACTTCGAGATCAACGCCCGCGGATCCATCGCCATGGTGGAAAAGGCGATCCAGGAGCAGACCTTCCCGATGCTCATTCAGGCGGCGGCGCAGAACCCGACGTATGGGCAGAACCCGGCCAAACTGTTCGCCGAGTGGATGCGCGCCAAGCGCTTCAACCCGGAGCTGACGAAGTACACGCCGCAGGAGATGGCCGACCTCCAGAACCGCCAGCCGCCCGAGGCTCCGGTGGTGCAGGCCGCGAAGATTCGCGCACAGGTCGACCTGCACAAGCAGGACATGGCCGATCAAACCAAGCTGAAGGTCGAAGGTGCGCGCCACGACCGCGAGACCATCTACCAGGATTCGCTGAACGAGCGCGCCCACATCGACGCGGACTACCGCGAACGCCTGCTGCATCAGCAGTGGCAGATTGCGCTGCTCGAATACTCGAAGGCCCAGAACATCACGCTGCAGGAAGCCAAGACGCAACTAGCGGGCTTGGCCATGAAGCTCGAGACGCAGCGCGAACTCTCGCGCGATTCGCTGGCGGTCGACGTGCACAAGCACCACTCGCCCGCACCGCAGGCACTGACGCCGCCCGCTGAACCCGCAGGCCGCGCCGAGCCCGGCCAGAGCTTCGCGCAATGACGCCGCAGCCGCCCACCTTCGCTCTGAAGCCGAGCGAGAAGGACAGCGACTGCTGGCGCAGGCTGAAAAAAGAATTTCAAAGGCAGCTCGACGTCGAGCGCGCCCGAAACGATGGCATCCACCACGACGAGAGACAGACGGCCTACATGCGTGGCCGCATCTCCGTCCTGAAGTATTTGATCGCCCTCGACACACCGAATTCGCCGCCCGCCTCGTAAGAGGTGCACGGCACTCGTGGCAGCCCACGTCTAGAACGCCGGCTGCATGGTCTGGTGACTGGAAACAGTCATCGTTGTCTGGAGAAACCCTGAATGGCAGGAGAAGCCGAAACCCCGGTTACCGACGATACCCCCGAGCATGAGGAACGCGATGCGGACTTCGATGCGGGATTCAGCGGCACAAGCGAAACGTCCACGGAAACGCCGACGCCCACGCCTGCGCCCACCCCCGCCCCGACGCCAGTTCCCACTTCCGCTCCGGCTCCCGAATTCGTGCAGGTCACGCGCGAGGACTGGGATCGTGTCAGCAAGAACGCCGCCAAGGTCGACGAGATCGAGGCCACGTTCGGCAAGCTGCGCGACCAGGCTTTCGGCAAGATCGGCGGGCTTGAGCGAGCCTTCGCGCAAATCCAGCAGGCCACGCCGCAAGGCGCCGCCGTGGAGATCAGCGCAGAGGACTTCACCGAGCTGAAGGAGCAGTACCCCGAACTCGCCGAGCTCACGCTCAAGGGCCTGAACAAGGCCATGGGCAAGCTCAAGGGAACGGGCGGAACCAACGTCGATCCAAAGGTTTTTGATGAGAAGTTCGGCGCAATTCGCGACGAGGTGACCGACATGACGCTGGATGCCATCGTTGATGGCGACTGGCAGGCACTGGTCAAGAAACCCGAGGATGGTAGCGAGTGGCAATACGGCAACTGGGTTGCGACTCAGAAGCCGGAAATCCAGAAGCTCGCCGCTTCGGACAAGCTGCGCGATGCGGCACGCCTGATGCGCCTGTTCAAGGCTCATCTGGACACGCCCGCTCCCGTGCCGACACCAGCGCCGTCTCCTGCACCGACACCGGCTCCCACACCGAGCCCCCGACAACAACGGACCACAGCAGCAGTCCCCCCGCGAGGTGATGGCGGCCATCCGCCCGCGCCCTCGGAGGAGGACGAGTTCAGCGCCGGATTCAACTACCGACGATCCGGCTGATCCAGCAAACCCCCGCAGACGAGGCCCGCCACTGAGCGGGCTTTTTCGTTTCTGCACACCGATAAGGAGTTCATGCGATGAGCATGCAGACCTTCGTTCTTACCCCCGGCCGCCTCAATAAGTTCCGTGGCCAGATCCTGTCGCACGCCGTGCCGATGGAAGTCCTCGGCCGCACGGGTCGTCAGGTGAAGATGCCCAAGAACAGCAGCGACACCTACGTGGCCCGTCGCTGGCTGCCCTACGGCGCGACGTCCACCGACGCGAACACCATCAACCGCTTCTTCCAGAACGGCACGGGTGATCGCGGCAACGTGGTGGTGCAAGCCCACCAGATCAGCGAAGGCGTGACGCCCACGCCCGACAACATCACTCCGCAAGACGTGACCGTGGTCGTGCAGCAGTACGGCTGCCTGTACGGCTTCACCGACAAGACCTTCGACCTGTACGAGGACGACATCCCCGCGGCGATGATCGAGCAGATTGGCGAGCGCGTGACGTTCGTCAACGAGATGATCATCTGGGGTGCGCTGCGCGCGTGCACGAACCAGTACTACGGCGGCACGGGCACCTCGCGCTCCACCGTCAACGGTGCTCTGACGCTGGGCCTGATCCGCAAGATCGCCAAGAACCTGCAAGCTAACCACGGCAAGCCGGTCAACTCGGTGCTCGCGGCCTCGGGCAGCTACGGCACCGACGCGGTGGCCGAAGGTTTCACGGTGTATTGCCACACCGACATGGAGCCGGACATCCGCGATCTGCCCGGTTTCGTGCCGGCGGAGAAGTACGCCAGCGGCAAGCCGATGCCCAACGAGATCGGCAAGTGCGAGCGCTTCCGCTTCATCACCTCGCCGGACCTGCCGTCCATCCAGGATGCGGGCGCGGCCGTGGGCTCGACGGGCCTGCAGTCGCAGTCGGCCTCGAACGTGGACGTGTACCAGTTCATCGTGACGGCCAAGGACGCTTGGAGCCAGATCGCCGTGCGCGGTAAGGAGTCGCTGGACCCGACGTACCTGCCGCCGAGCCAGAAGTCCAAGTCGGATCCGCATGGCCAGCGCGGCTACGCGGGAACGATCTGGTGGAAGGCCGTGATGATCGAGAACAACGGATGGATGGCCGTTGGCAACGTCGGCATCCGCACGCTGAGCTGATCTTGAGGGGCTGGGGAAACCCGGCCCTTTCTTCACTGAAAGGACTTCAGCATGCAAGACAACCTCCAGCGATACCTCAACTCGCTGACCAACCCGCGCGACCAGGTGACTCTCCGGACGATCCTGCAACCGGTGTACGACCGCTTCTCCAGCCAGTGCTTCTCTTCGGCGGGCCTTGCCATCAAGACGGCAGGCTCGGCCATCGTGAAGGCGGGCTCGGCGTTCTACGGCATCGCCAACGGCGTGCTGGTGAACAAGGCGTCCAGCACCGACATGGCGGCGCTTTCGGGCACCGTCACCGCCGCCAAGTTCAACGTCTTCGTGTTCTACATCGACTCGGCGGGCACTCTGTCGAGCGCGATGGGCACCGAAGGCGCCACGCTCGGCGCGGTTGTGTTCCCCGCTTTGCCGCAGAAGACGGCGGTGATCGGTTTCGTGGTGATCAACCCGACCGGCACTGGCAACTTCGTGGGCGGCACCACGGCTCTGGACGACGCCACCGTCGTTCCCAACGCCGTGTACGTCAACGTCGACGGGCCTTTCGACCCGACGATGGTCCTCGGTTCCTGATTCAACGTCCATAAGGAGAAAACATGGACAACCTCTCGTTTCCCCCGTTCACCCTTTGCGCGATCAAGGTTGCGCTGACCGCCTCCGGTGCGGCCACGACTGTCGGTTCCACCGGCACCGTGCACTACTGCATCAAGGGCAAGGCGTACACCACGTCCGCCGCTTCGTCTTCGGCCACGCCGACGACCGATGCGGTCACGGGCGCGGCGTTCGTCGCCGTCCCGGCCAACTACGGCAGCGTGTTCGTGCTGTGTCTTGACGGCTCTTCGTCCACCTTCGCCACGGCCCTCAAGGTCGTGCAAGGCTCGGTCGTGGCGCTCGACTCGGCCGGCAACTTCGTCGTCGCACCGCAGTTCGGCACGATCCCCGACACGCTCTGCCCGGTGTCCTACATCGTGGTCAAGAACGGTTCGACCGGATCGAACTGGACGTTCGGCACGTCCAACTGGAACGCCACCGGCATCACCCTGGGCATCCAGGACGTGATGACGCTGACCGGCCGACCCCAAGTGTCGTAAGCCCTCACGGGCATCGAGCAAGGGCCACCTTCGGGTGGCTCTTTTTCTTTCACCAACCGGAGAGCTGAATGCCCCGAGCCAGTACCCGAGTGGTCGCGCCGACCACGACGAACGAGATCCACGCCGACGACCTGCGCATGGCGCAAGCGCCTGCCGCGGACTTCGACAACCGCAGCGAAACCATCATCCCCGTGGACAAGCCGCTGGAGGACGACTACGCCGCCGCGCTCGCCTTCATGGAAGAGCCGCTCACGATTCGCATCGAGCAGTCCGACGAAGAGAACGCGCCTGTCGCTGTCGAGTGCTGGGTGAACGGCAAAGGTGCCGAAGTTCTCAACCCGATCACCGGCAAGTTCGATGAAATCAACTGCCTGCCCATCGGCGGCCCGATCATCACGAAGCGCAAGTACGTCGAAGTGCTGGCCCGCTCGCGCAGTGATCGCGTGGTGGCAACCGAAGTCGACAACCGGCCCGCAGCGAACAAGGACGGCTGGAAGGTCGAACGCCGCAGCCTGCGCAAGACCCTGTTTTCCGTCATCCACGACCCGAACCCCAAGGGTCACGAGTGGCTGACGCGCCTGTACGCGGAGCGCTGATCCGTGAACTACCTGACCCTTGCGCAGAAGCTGCGTCGTAAATGCCGCGTGATGGGGTCGGGGCCGACGGCTGTCACCGGTCAGTCGGAGGAATACAGCCGCCTGCTTGACTGGATTTCCGAGGCGTGGATGGAAATCCAGCGGATGCGCAACGACTGGGCGTTCCAGCGCGCGACCGCCACCTGTGCCACCGTGCTGGGCCAGACGAGCTATTCGGCCAGCGACTTCGGCATCAGCGACACGCTCGGATTCTGGGCGGTGGACTACGAGAACGGCGACACCTTCCGCAACTACGTGACGGCCACGGGCACGAGCTCCGAAACCTTCATGGACGTGTGGGACTACGACCGCTGGCGTGACACCTACCTGTTCGGCGCGCTTCGCACCTCATACACCCGCCCGTACGTGGTGGCCGTGACACCTGACAACGCGATTGCCTGCGGCCCGATTGCCGATGCCGGCTACACGCTGGTGGGCGACTACTACAAGGTGCCCACGGAGCTCGTCGCCGCGACCGACACGCCCACGCTGCCCGTGCAGTACCACATGGCCATCGTCTACAAGGCGATGATGTACTACGGCGCGAGCGAGGCGGCGCCCGAGGTGTACGACGAAGGGCGCGGGCAGTTCGAGGTCATCATCCGCCAGATCATGGCCACGCAGCTGCGTCGGCCGCGCCTTCCGGGAGCGTTGGCGTAAATGGCGATGCGCCCGCGTTTCCCGCCCACGCAGGCGGCGTATTACCCCATGCGCGGCGGGCTGGACCTGGTGTCCCCGCGCATCTCCATCGACCCGGGCCGTGTCTTCGATGCGCAGAACTACGAGCCATGGGTGGCTGGAGGCTACCGCCGCATCAATGGCTTTGAGCGCTTCGACGGCCAGACGTCGCCCACCAGTGCGACGTACTGGTACATGACGGCCAGCATCACTGGAAACGTTACCACCGCAGCGACCCTGACGGGCGCGACCAGCGGAGCGACTGGCCGCGTGTTGGCCAGCGACACGGGCGTGATCGTCCTTGGTCGCGTGTCGGGGACGTTCCAGTCCGGAGAGGCCCTTCAAATCTCGGGCGTGACCGTGGCCACGGCGACGAGCTCGGCAGTCGAAAGCGGCGCGCCCAGTCCGTCGGATGACGCGAACGACCGCCTGCTGGCCGCGAACGACCGACGCGCCGACATTCTCGCGGTGCCCGGCAGCGGTGCGATCCGCGGCGGCTTCGTCCTCAATGACGTGTGCTACGTCTTCCGCGACAACGCGGGCGGCACGGCGGGCGCCCTGTACAAGCAGACCGCCTCGGGCTGGTCGCAAGTGACCTTTGGGCGCGAGCTGCAGTTCGACGGCGCCACGGGCCAGATCAGCGACGGCGATACGGTGACGGGCGCGCTGTCCGGAGCCACGGGCGTCGTCAAGCGCGCCTTGCTGCGCACGGGAACGTGGACGGCTTCGGGTGTCGGTTCGCTGGTGTTCGCCTCCATCACCGGGGCATTCCAGGACAACGAGAACCTTCAAGTCGGCGGTGTGACCAAGGCGGTCGCCAACGGCGTCGACACGGCCATCACCCGCCAGCCGGGCGGGCGCGTGGAAGTCGTCGTCGGGAACTTCACCGGGTCGTCGACCACGAAGTACGCCTACGGCGCCGATGGCGTGAACGTGGGCTTCGAGTTCGACGGCACCACGTACGTCCCGATCAGAACCGGGATGACGAGCGACACGCCCACGCACGTTGCCGTGCACAAGGCGCGGCTTTTCTGGGCCTTCGCCAGCAGCCTGCAGTACAGCGGCATCAACCAGCCCTACAGCTACACGCTGCTCACGGGCGCCAACGAAATCGGCGTGGGCGATGCGATCACCGCGATCGTTCCGCAGGCCGGTAACGCTTCGGGTGCATCGCTCGGTGTGTTCACCTCGGGCAAGACCAGCATCCTGTACGGCTCGACGAACACCGACTTCAACCTCGTGCCGTCGGTCTATGACATGGGCTACCACGCCAACACCGTGCAGCCGGTGTCGAACAACACCTACGGTCTGACCGCGCGCGGGGTGCAGTCGCTCATCACGACCCTGAACTACGGGGACTTCCAGTTCTCCGCGCTGAGCTTTCTGGTGCAGCCGCTGCTCGAGCAAAAGCAGGGCCTGCAATGTGCTTCCGTCACGCTCAAGGCCAAGAACCAGTACCGCCTGTTCTTCACGGACGGCACGGGGCTGGTGTTCGGCCTGACCGGCGAGCAGCTCTCGGGGATCTTGCCCCTGAACTACGGCATGCCAGTGCGCTGCGCATGGACGGCCACGCTGTCGACGGGCGAGGAAGTGTGCTTCTTCGGCTCGGACGATGGCTACGTCTACAAGGACAACGTGGGGACGAGCTTCGATGGCGAGCCGATCGAGGCATGGATTCGCCCGGTCTTCAACAACCTGAAGTCCCCTCGCGTGCGCAAGCAGTACCGCAGCGCCGTGCTCGAAGCGTCCTGCGACGGCTACGCCGAAATCAACCTGTCGTACGACCTTGGCTACGCGAGCTCCGATCTCGCGCCCGTGGCCATCCAGCAGGACCAGGCCATCGGAGGTGGCGGCGGGTACTGGGAGCAGTTCACCTGGGAGGCGTTCACCTGGGACGCTCCCGTCGTCGCCGAGCCGCGAATTTCCATCGACGGCACAGAAAACAACATCAGCCTGCTCGTGTACAGCAACCGCGCGCAGGACGACTCCCACGTCATTGAGGGAGCGAACCTCTTGTACACACCCCGCCGCTTGACGAGGTAACTGGATGAGCAACAACTTCTATACACCGACTGGTGCCCCTGCATACGCTTCGCGCGGGCTGTCTGCGTCGATACGCGCTGAGTTCGTGTCCATTGAGGCCGGGTTTCAGGAGGTACAGGATGTCACCTCTGCGGCGATTACCGGAACGGCTATGTCCGGCGTCGATACGGGCACGGCCAACCAGTACGCCGTCACCGTCGGTACGGTTGATGCGGCGAGCTACATCGCCGCGTACACCGATGGCGTGACGATCCGCTTCCGCACAAGCAACCCGAACACCGGGGCGTCGGTCATCAACGTCAACACGCTGGGCAACAAAAGCATCCTGCGTCGCGACGGAAGCGCCCTTCAATCCGGCGACATCCTCGCAAGCTCGTGGAACACGGTCACCTACAACAGCGCAGCGGGCGCGTTTTATCTGCTCATGGGAGTGCAGGGAACAGCAGGTACGAACGGTACCTCGGGGCTGGAGCCGTACGAAGAGCGCGCCAATACGGCGGTGTCCATCGGCAACGGTGATGCGTCCAAGAAGATCAAGGTCACCGGGACCGGCAACAGCACGCAGGCGTTCGATGCAGTCGCGACGCTCACGGCAGGCTGGCGCACGCGCCTGTGGAACGCCACGACGGGCTATCTGCAAGTCACATCCGACGGCGCGACGTACCGGATGTACCCGGGCGAAGAGCGCGAGTTCTACGTCGACAAGGTGAACAACATCATCCGCTCGGCGGTGCTCCGAGGGTTTCGGCTCAAGGACCAAAGCGCGGGCTCCATCCTTGTTCCTCCTTCGGGCTGCGGTTACAAGTTCCTGATGGTGCGCGCCACCGGCTCTGGGGCGGGCGGCGGTGGCGGCGGCGGCGGCGGTTCAGGCCGTTCGGGCGCATCGCCTACCGGCGGCGCAGGCGGTTCCGGGGGTGCAGCCGGACAAAGCGGCGCGACGGTGGTCCGGCGTATTCCGCTGGACCTCCTGCCGACAGCTGGAACGTCAATCTCCTACTCTCCTGGTGCGGCAGGCGCGAAAGGAGCGAAGGGCACGGGCGGCGCGGGTGTCACCGCTGGCTCTGGCAATGGCAACATCGGCAGTATAGGAACGAGCGGAAGCGCAGGCAACCAGACCACGTTCGGCGCCTCTACCGATAACTGGTACGTCAGCGCGCCGGGAGGTGCAGCTGGGGTGAACCGCGGCAACCCCGGTGCGGCCGGCACTTCTGGGACCGCCAGCGGTGGCGCTGCAATCACGAATTCGGTCGGAACGACGGCGGCGGCGATTCAGACCGTTGGCGGAGCGATTCAAACGGCCACTGCCAACGGATCGGCGTCGGTCGTCGGTGGTTCTACGAGCACGACCGCGGGCGCGGCCGGCGGTGCGTCAGGAGATTCTTCACAAGGCATTGCGCTGCAGGTCGTGCGTTCGGGCGCGTCGCTCGCACCTGGAGGTGCCGCCAACTCGAACCCCGTGCCCTCCGTCGGCAACAACGGCACCACACCCTCGGCAGAGACATCGCCGGGTGTAGGCGGCTTGGGCGGCGGCGGCGGCGGTGGCTCTCCGGGCCATACCAGCAACGCTACCGGGAATGGCGGCGACGGTGGCGACGGTGCCAACGGCGGCCCCGGCGAAATCGAAATCTGGGCGGAGTGACCTATGCAGCGACACGCGATCGTGAAGGATGGCGTCGTGGTGCAAGCCACCATGATCCGCGACGGCGACACGGAAACCGCAGCAGCACTGGGCGCTATTCCATGTCCGGACTGGGTGAGTGCGGGCGATGCCTACGACGGCTCGATCTTCACCTTGTCGCAGAGCGTTGAAGTCCCTGCCGAAGTCACCTTCCGTCAAGGCATGGCCGTCCTGATCAAGTACGGACTGGACACGCAGATCGATGACCTGCTGAACGCCCAGTTGGCGCAGGCTCAAGCCTCGGACGATGAGCAGGCCATCCTCGACGCGAAGCTGGCCATCAACGACTGGAAACGCTCCACCGCCTTCGAGCGCGACTGGCCTCTGATCGAGAAGATGCGCCAGCTCAAAGGCTGGACGCAGGACTACGTCGACAACCTGTTCATCGAGGCCAAGACGCTATGAACTTTCTTCGCGCCAAGTTCCTGCTCACGCTCGCCAACCTGCGGGAAATCCTCATCGCCATCGACCAACTGGGCAACGTGCTTCTGTGCACGCTCACCATGGAGCAGTCGTGGAGCGACGAGACCCTCAGCGCCCATACATGGCGGATGTATCGCGATGGCAAGCCATGGGGTCGCATCCTCATGCCGCCGATTGACTGGATGTTCTCGTGGCAAAGCCAAGAGGAGGTGTTCCTCGACGAGAACGGCCAGCCGATTACCGGCCATTGCCGCCGCGCGTACATGAAGGAGCGCGCGCGCGATTATTTGCCGGTTGAATACCGCGACACGAAAGGACAGCCGTGAGCCACGAAACCGCATCCCGGACCGCATCGACGGTCACGTACACGGGAGCGTCGCTCTCGGTGAGTTCCGCCGCCGCGGGCACTGTTATTCCTCCCGGCGTACAGGAAACAGTGCTGGGCCTGACGCTGAATCAGTGGACGGTGGCGGGCATCGTCTTCGGTATGTTGACAGCGCTCGCGGGCCTTCTGGTCAACCTGTACTTCCAGCGCCAGCGCCTGAAGCTGCAGATGCTGCACATCAACCAAGCACTCCCTGACGGCGACTGAAGCCCGTGGCGCGTGACATTCAGATGATCCCGGGCAACACCGACCCGGGCCGCTACCGCAACTCCGTTCTGAGCATCGCCATGCTGGCGCTGATCGCGGCCGGCGCGAGTGCACCGACGCTGCTTGGACAGTTCCTCACTGAAAAGGAAGGTTCGCGCCTTGTGGCCTACCAGGACGGCGCGCACATCTGGACCATCTGCCGCGGCCTGACGGTCTACCAAGGCAAGCCGGTGTATCGGGGGATGCATCTGTCGCAGGCCGAGTGCAACGCCGCGGATGCTGCGTTCATCGCTCGCGACCTCGCCGAGGCGCAGTCGATCATCCGTCCCGATGTGTGGGCGCGCATGTCCGAGCCAGCCAAGACCGCGCTCGGTGACATGGTGCACAACCTGGGCAAGGCCAAGGCCCGCGACTCCAGAGCCGTGCGCCTGCTCAACGCTGGCAACGTGAACGATGGGTGCGCGGCGATCACGCTATGGATTCGCGACGCAGGCCGCGATTGCCGCAAGGCAGGCAGCAACTGTCAGGGCCAGCCTATTCGCCGCATGCAGGATGACGAGTTATGCCTGATCGGCAATGCGCCCTCTGCGGCGCAGTAGGTCACACCGCGCCGCACTGTCCGTGGAGGACTGAATGCTCTTCTCACTACTCGATCCCCGACTTTGGCTGGCGGTGGCCGTCGTTGTCGCCGTGTCTGCAGGCGGGGGTTACTTCAAGGGGCGCCACGATGGACGACTACTGGAACGAGCCGACACCGCCGCAGCTGTCGCGCAAGCGAACCGGGAAGCTCGAAAGAATGAGCAATTGCGCCAGGATCGCGTGGACAAAGCTGCAAGGGCTGCCGCCGCCCGCGAAAGGGGCCTTGTGGCTGACGCTGCTCGTGCTCGCAGCTTGTCTCTCGGGCTGCGCGACGACCTCGATTCCCTCCGGCGAGACAGCGCGCAATCCCTCAGCGCCGCCCAGCAGGCTCTCGCCGCAACCTCCGAACTACTCGCAACGTGCAGCCAGCGATACACAGAGCTGGCGGCAGAAGCTGACCGAGCTGATCTCGAAGCTCGCGAGCTGAG